GCCTGACGACGCCAGTGGACGGTGAACACAACGTCCGTGTGGCCGTCCTGTTGCGGGTATGCGTCGAGTTGGGAGATTACCCAAGTATATGTGTTAGCCATTTATCGCTCCTATCACGGGCCAGCATCGCGCCAAGCGCCGCCTGAGTAGAAATACAGTTTGTTGTTCGTCGTATTGACGACAATAGGCGCGCGGCCTGTGTAAGTCGTAGGCGTGCCAGTAGGCGTGCCAGCGCATGTCGGGACGTAAAGGAAGCCGTCAGTTGCGGTTGTAGCAATAGCTGCGGTGTTTATGACTACGTTACCGTTATTGTCGATAGTCGCTCTATCAGTATTTCCCGTTCTCACTATCAACGGGTGGCTTGATGCTGTTCCCACATAAGCGTTTGCTGTCGTGGTGAATTGCTCAAGCAGAACCGTGCCATCTTGAGTGATACGTGATGTGCCACCGTAAACATGGAGCAATGTTGCAGGCGACGAAGTGCCAATGCCAAGCCGCCCGCTTGCATCCAGCGTCATCGCCTGCGTGAAGCTGATGGCATTGCCTGCGGTGCCGGAGGCGGATGTTAGCCAAGAGTGAACGCCGCCGTTTTGCAAATAGTAGCTAGCATTGTAGCTGGCTTTATATATCCAGTTTGTTCCGTTGTAGTAACAGTTAGACGTTAGCCACGAAGCGGAACCACCAGACATCAAGGCGTTCCCGCCTGCTCCACCAAATTCAAAAGCGCGCCAACCGGCACCCCATGCACTCGGCGTAACACCCAGTCCTAAATTTCCTGCGGCGTCTAGGCGCATTAACTCGTTAGCGGAAAATGAACCGTTTAGGTTTGATTGTCCAAAGGTAAGCGCGTTACTTGGATTACCAATATAGAAATGCTGGTATGAGCCAGAGGTATTAGTGAATGTCTGATATACAGCAGACGTTCCTCCAGACAGGTTGAATGCTGTAATTGGCGACGAAGTGCCAATGCCCACCAGCCCGCCGGAGGTGATACGCATACGCTCTGTATCTGATGTGGAAAACAAGATTGGCGCGCTGGCGCTATTCCACATCACTAGCCCATAAGCAGAACCGAAAGGCGATCCGCCACTACCGTCCATACCAACGTATGCTATGCTACTACCGACCCTATATTGAGTGTAGACAGGGTTTGTATCTGTGGACGAGTATATACGCATCTGAGAGGACGCACCTGCTACGTCCAGTTTTAGAACTGGCGAACTTGTTCCAATGCCAAGCCGACTATTTGCGCTGTCCCAAAACAGACTACTGCTATTCCCAAACGCACCCGTCCCATTGCCATACGGAATGTAGCCAGCAGTCAGCGAGGTGAGGCCGGTGCCGCCATTAGCTACAGCAACTGTCCCAGTGACGTTGCTCGCAGTCCCTGTCGTGTTCTGATTGAGCGTCGGGAACGTGCAGTTCGCAAGGTTTCCAGAAGCAGGAGTTCCGAGAGCAGGCGTGACGAGCGTCGGGCTATTGCTGAGAACCACTGAACCAGTGCCGGTGCTTGTAGATACACCAGTGCCGCCACGCGTAACCGGAAGCGTTCCGGATGTCGCCGCGCCAGCATTCAGGTTTGTCAGCGCTGATCCATCCACCGCCGGCAGCTTGGCCGAGCCATCAAGCGCAACAAGATTATTTGCCGCCGTACCCGCCTGCAGATCCGCAGCAAGCGGAGAGATCATAACAATCGCCGCTGACGTCGCGTTGATCGCATTGCCGGAATTAGACGACGCAGTAACCGAGCGCGACATCGTCGTGCCAGTGGCAGTGTAAGTGCCGACGCCTATTTCCCATGCCGCGCCGTCTTCGATAATATACGGAACGGTATCAGAATTTGATACGCCAGCGCCAGCAAAAGACTGAAAGCCAGCCAGCGCCGAGCCAAGCGTGATAGTGCCAGTGCCAGGCGTTCCCGACACAGTCATCTTTACGCGGTTTGCGATCTTGTTCGGCATTGCGGGCTTCCGTCAGTAAAACAATGTTATTCTTCGGTGATCGTCGAGCTTGTCGTCAGCTGCGGCGTGACGCCTGACGCGACTGAAATATTCGGCGTTACCGTGCCTTTGTAGAGCAGCACGCCGGCGCCAGAAGACGCCGTCCCGATCCCAAAATGCGTGATCGTTGCCGTGCCGCCCGTGCAGGCCGGGAAGCTGATCAACGCAGCCGGGGAAACCGAATTGTTCGTCACCGTCCAGCCAAGCGCCGATCGGGCAACAGCGACGCGGGCATACGATGTGTATGACGTCTCAGAAGTCGTTTGATCGCCGGCTTCACCCGGATCGGCCGTGTGCAGGCTAGCAAACAATGAGCCCGCTGTAGATGATCCTCGCAAACCAGTCGCGTCGCCGATGTTCGCCGCATTGCTGTTGTTGAACAGCAGCTGGAGCAAGGCGTTTTCCCATGCGTTTGATTTTGACATGATAGTCCTCAGTTAAATCCGCGCCGTTGGGCGACGAGTGATGTCTGCGACCGCATGGCGCGCTCGCTTTCCATGCGCATGTCTTCCATGCCCTGCTGGACGAGGCCGAGCCACGTCGCTACACGATCGTCGTTGTTAAGATACGGTGCCGCATTAGCCAGCGACTGATACAGATAAAGATCCGGCGACTTCACCAAGAGCCAGTTTTGCGCATTGCTGGCCGACAGCGCCGGGATCTTCGCGTAATAGACGGCTGTGAGCGTAACGGTAGTGCCGGTTGGCGGCTTTGGTACAAGCTCAAACAATCCATCAATAATCGTATAATATCTCGTCCTGCCAGGAAGCTCTGCGGCCTGATATATGGCGGCTTCGTTCGGCGAAATATATTGCAGCGGCGTGCTGACGCCGTTGGCCACCTGTGGAGGAAGCTCTAGCTGGTATGTCTCAAGCCAGTCATTCGGGACAGGAACGAACTCATTGTTCGTCGTCGCAACCTGGCGTGTGATCATGTCCCTGGTGCGGATTGAGCGATTAAATTTCGCCTCCGCAAGGGTGATGAAATCAGGTATCTGGCTCGTCAGATCTGCCCTGTTCAGCCAATCGGCCACGGCAGCCTTCAGATCATTATAATTTGTCAGAGCCATTATACCCGGCCTTTCCAGACGCGGAATGATTTATTGTCAGGATCATTGCACCATTTTCGCCAGGCGGCTTCGTCGTGATACCAACCCTCACGCATCGCCTGCTCAACTACAGTGACAGGAACACGGGCGACGTGCTTGAGATCGCCGCGTTCTTCATGGTCGTCGGCCAGAACCTTCGCGCTTTCGATCGCAGGCGCGACGTCCTCGATCGTCTCGATCGCAAAATTACCAAACGGATCACTAGCGTCTTCTGTATGAAGCACCCGGACAACGCTGCCGGTGTGATCGTAGATCGCCTTCTGCGACATTTATTCACCCATAAAAAAAGGGCCGCTCGAAAGCGACCCTAGTTGTCAGAAAGTTGCGGCTGCTTACGAAGAAGCAATATCCGGGAGCTTGGCGTGAGCCTTTTCGTTGGCCATTTCCAAGCCGTATTCCGCCACGATCATTTTCGTGTCGGCGTCGCCGATTTTTGCAATATCGACCGTCTGGAACGGGCGATAATAAGCGACGGCTGCATACTCAGGGTCGAGGAAGAACACGGCCGAGACTTCTTTCGAGCTGATCGTGCGCTTGCGCAGCCAGCGGCTGGGGACAACCTTAACGTCGCCGAAATCGGAACGATAGATGTCGACGGTGTTGACCGCCTCAACCTTCGACACCGCGATCTGCGAGCCGGAACGGCCGGTGAAGCTGGAAATCTTCCGCTTCAGGATCGGACGAACCATGCAGATTTTCGGCTCGGCGCCACTCTCGTAAGCCGTCTGGAGGATGTCGTTAAACATCGTCTCCGTCAAAGCGACAGAGGTGGAGCCGTCCGTAAGCGCCGCCGTCTCAGACGCCGCATTGGCGTATGACGTGCCGCCGGCGCCAACATTGGTCTGGATCCAATGCTCAAGGGCGCGGGTCTTGCGAGCCGTGCCAGTCGAGGCGTTAGTGCCAGCCACCCGAGCCTGGTTCGAGACCAGGATGCTCTCCATGTCGCGCTTCAAAGCTTTCGATACGATGGCCATCTGATGAGCCATCTCCGAACGCTTACCCGCAGCGTCAGCCGCTTCCTGCGAACCAGACACAGTCGCGTCGCGCGACGAAATCTGCGTCGTGTTGCTTTCGCGAACAGTGGCAGTCGCAGCGGACTTGGAAAGCTCGAAGCCTTCCTCTTTCGCATTCGCCGCATCAACTGCTGGCAGGCTTTCAGTCTGCCAATCGAAAATACGGTTCTTTACGTTACGGCGCCCGATTGAGCTGAGCAGGGGGGTGTCAAATGGATCTATATTATAGATCGTATTTGAGAGATCTTCACGATTGCCTTTGGCGGCATAGGTCGTGAAATTGTTCGTAATCTGAGCCATTTCTCGCTGTCCTTAGATTAGACTTTCGAAGACAGCCGCCGCGTCGCGGATGCTGCCGGATTTTGCGAGACGTTTTCGCGCATCAATCGTGGCTCTAACCTGTGTATTCATCGGCTTTTGGGCCGGCGCACTAGGCTTGAGCGCTTTTTCGAGCGGCTCGCTCTGCTTTGGCTTAGAGTTTTTCAACTCGCGCCAACGCATGGCGTCATACGCAAGCGCTACGATCCTTGCGTCATAGGCTTGATCAATTTCCTGTTCCGAAAAATTCCGACTTTTCAGGTAATCTCTCAGTCTATGGCGATCTTTCTCGTAATTCTTCGCGTCTTTCCACTCGGGGATTAAATCAGGAAGCATTTGCGCATTCTGTGCCACATAGGCTTGCAGTTGCTGCTCTTGCTCGCCCTGGTTTTTAGACTGCATCCGCTGCATTTCTGCTTGGGCAGCTTGAAAATCCCCTATCTCGCGCTCGTAATGCTCTTTCTGCTTCATGTAAGCGACAGGATCAGTGTCGATCAGCTCTGGGTTTGGCGGCTGCGGCAGAGACTGCTGCATCCGTTGCACCATGACTGGCAGTAGCTGAGCGTAGACTTTCTCTTGCTCTTGCGCCTGCTGGACAACTGTCTGGAACTGCTTACGCTCTTCAGCTAGAGCCTGTGTTTTGCGCGTATAATCCGCTTGGCGTAGGACGCCAGACTTTAGCTCATCCTTCGTAAACTTGACTTCTTGCCCATCGATTTCGAGGGTGATGACAGTTTCTTCAGGCTTGCTATCTTCGGCCTTTTCCTCGGCCTCGTCGTCTAAGCTTTCTTCCTCACCGTCGTTGGCGGCGTCATCGTCGCCTTCTTCGGCCGTCTCTGAGGCTTCAAGCTCGGTTTGAGCCGCTTCTTCATCCTTTAGCTTGCCTGGATTGTCGGCGGTGTCGCCGGCCAGGATAGCCTCAAATGCGGACGCAGCTTCGCTAATCGATCCGGTGCTTTCGCTTGTCGGATCGGCTAGATTTTCATTAGCCATTTTTTACTCTGGGTTGCTCAGCAACCGGCGTGCTAATTGCGGGACAAATCCGTGCGCCGCTCAGCTTGTGCCTTGCTGAGTTTCATGCTCGCGAGCATTGCTTCCAGCCTGCTCTTGAACGTGCGTGCGCCTCGGACGAGGCCATAGGCCTCCTCTCGTTCATGCGGCGTCTTGAATACTCCGTTGGCCCAGTTTTCGATCTGGGTTTTCTCCAACTCTTGCATCGCCAATTGGAAGGCTTCAGACGCAAGAACTTGATCGGCGGAGAAGCCGATCCGAATGATGTCGTCTTCAGTCATTTATCAGGCGTTCCCAACCGGCTGTGGCATCGCCGGCGGCTGTTGAGGCTGAGCAGCCTGCATGCCGATCTGCGAAAGAACCTGTGCGGATGCGAGCTTTTCCTGATCAATCAGAGCTTGCGCCAATTGCTGGACGTCAGTGCGAGGACGCTGCGTCATCTGGATGATGCCAGCCCAGTCGACAGGTTGGCCGCCCTTGGCCGCAATCTCCGCAGCCTTCAGGATGATGTTTGCTTCCATCTCGTCGCGCTTTAGATCGGCGTCGAGCTGGAGCTTTGCACGATCAAGAGCCTGGGACTGCAAACGGGCGAACGTCTCGGCCTGCGCCTTGGCCAGCTCGACCTCTGCCAGCAACTGGTTGGGATCTTTCGCCTGGCCCTGCGCGGCCTGGGCCTGCTGGGCGATCGCAATATCCTGGTCGGGGCCGATCGGCGTGAAAAAGCTTTCCGGGTTTTTGAAGCCAGCTTTACGGACGATCTGGCTAAGCGTGTTGGCGTATTGGCTTGGCTTGACCAGCGGGTTCGACATTCCCATCGTCTGCAGGATCTGCTCCTGCTTTTGGGCGACCTGAGTAAGGAAGCCCATCTGCTGTGCGTCGTCGCCGCGCCCAAGGGCGACAGAGACGACGCAGTCCATGTTGGCGTCCCATTGCGAGACGTCCATTGGAACCCACTGTCCACGCAACCTGACAAGAAGCGGCTTGTCTTGGTGGCGCGAAATGAGCCTGAGCAGGCCGCTAAAAAGCTGGCGCATGCCCGTCTCGGCAAAGGTGCGGGCAATCAGCTCAATGCGATCCTGTGACGCGGAGATCTGCGCAGTCACCGCCGCTCGGGTGGTCGACTGCAGGACATCGGCGTCCAGACCTTGGCTTGTCGGGGTAATGCCAGTGCGCTGGGCTTTGATCTGGTCGAGATAGTCAAGGATCGGCATTGCTGCCTGCCCGACAAACGGTGTCGATAGATCCTGCACGGCGCCAGGCTGGCGGGCTCGGACAATGGCGCCAACCTCTTTATTGAGGACGTCATCAATGTTGACCTGACCCTCAACGATCACCGTCCTCGGGAATATCGACTGAGCCAGGCTGTCCAATGTAGCGCGCAAAACGTGACTTTTGATCCGCTGAAGATCCATCGTCACGTCGGCGATAGAATGTCCAAACACCGTATGCGGCTCTGGATCTGGGCAGAACAGCGCGAAAGGCGCGTGGTCGACGACCTCGTCCTTTAAGATATAGCAAGTGTCGCCGATCGCATGGATGCAACGCAATTCGGCAATGCCGTCGCCATCCTTGTCGACGCGCATGTAGACTTTCATATATTTCACGCGGCGAAGGGTAGGCTCTTCGTCGTCGTATGGCGTCAAATAGCCAGGATTGCGCTCCTGCTCTTCCATCTCGGCAACCCAGAGATCGTCGTCTCCAGGTGCGCCATGCTCAAGGATGTCCTCTTCCTCAAAGCCCATCTCGACAAGCTCAGAAATCGGGACAAGATCCCGAAAACCGATGATGTCAAACATGCGGTCTGTATCGCGTGCGCGCTTGTCAATGATGAAGCATTCAGGGGGGAGCGTCCGAATGCGATATTTGACCTGACGATCGACAACCTTCACGCAGAATTTGTAGGTCGTCGGCTCAAGCGGGTTTGCCGGAGTTTCCGGGTAGATATAAGTAAATTCCGCCGTCGGATTGTTTTGCCGAAACAGAAGAACCTCGTCTTCCGTCATGCCTGAATAGTGACGCTCGACAACTCTGTCGTCGCTTTCCGCCCACCAAGTAACGATGCCAGCCCTCTTGAGCAGCGCGTCCTTGAATGCAGAGTGTAGGATTTGAAAGCCGGGGTTCATCTCGTTAAAGATGAAGTTAACCGCGTCAGACGCCTGCTCGGCGACCTGGACGTCTTCCGGCGTCCGGGGCATGTATTCAACAATTTTTTGGCCTGATGTGAAGATGCGCATCAAGCTCGGCATCATCGCCTGGATCGTGTCTCTGACCTCGCTCAGAACAACCTGAGAGCGGCCCTCCTCCTCGTCGCCAAAAAAGGCGCCGCGATAATATTTCGCGGCCTCTACTCGAGCTGGCGTGACATGGTCGTCAACAAAACGCTCAGCAGACGCAATAGCCATACGGACGCGGCCCTGGAACTCTTGCTCCGTTAGGGGCGTCGGGACTTTAGCCTCCTCGTCCGTAAGATCAGACGCATCTTCCTCGGCGTCATCCTCATAGCCGCCCACCTGCATGTCTTCCTCATAGTCCCCGTCTGCCGGGGACGGCGGAAGCATAGCGGTATCGGCCGCCGCAACCATTTCTGATTGCGGACGTCTGCGTCTGCGACGAGCCATTCAATTTCCTAACAAATTGACACTCTGCGCTGCAGAGCTTGTCCTGGTATCCATTTTAGTGCACGGCCGCCGACAAGTGCGCCCTGTCCAGCAAATGTGAGACACAACGCGTCAGCCAAGTCTGGAGATCGCATTCCGCGCTTTTTCAGCTCAGACTTGCTTTCAACTTTAATCTTGCCATTCGAAGCAAAGGCATACGTTGGAGCGATCAACTCCGCACGAAGATCATCATCTTTTGGCAGCTTAACCGCTCTTGTCTCCAGCCAGTCTTTGGCCGCAATCCAAAGCTCGTCTCTCAGTCGATACGCCGATTGATTGAGCGCATTGCTCTCGGAGACGTTGACATCGCGAACATTAAAACCCAATTCGCGAAGACGATCGGCGACGCCGCCGCCAAGGCCAATGCTGTCCACGCAAATCTCAGCGGGCTTGTCCATATTTGCTTCATGGACAATCCGCCCCACCGTTCCCATCAGGTCTTCACCAGACCAATGACGCATCTCGATGACGACGTTACCGCGTCTTTTGCAAATTACAGATCTGTCCGATCCGTAACGCGCAATGTCGCAGCCAAAGATGAGATCCGCTTGCGTGTCGAGCGCAACGTCTCGCGACATAGCGCTGTCCACAAGATCAGCCGCAATAAGGCTATCATCGTCGCGTAGAGCGAACTCGCCAAGAACGCGTACACGAAAGGCGTTGGAGTTTTCGCCATATGTGCTTTTAATCTGCTCGACGAAGTCTGAACTCACCAACGGAATATCAATGCACGAAACGTGCATCGTTTTCCAGTCACCCTTGAGCTGGTGGTGCGTTCTAAAAAACAGCCCAGTGTTACGCGTTGGGTTGCCGATCAGGATCGTCGTCGCGCTGTGACCGGACATAGAGCCGGCGGCGCTTTCAAACACCGCTTCCGGGATAGCTGACGCCTCGTCGCATATCAGCAGCACATGCTCGGAGTGGACGCCGGCCAAAGCCTCTGGCCTCTCCGCAGAACTGGTTCTTGCTGTGATGAACGAGCTTTCCGGGGCGGCCTTGTGAACTATTCTATCCGAGAATATCTCAATGCTCTCCAAAAGCACATCGGGCATTTTATTGGCCCAATGCTTCAACTCAGAGAACAGAGCGTCAAATAGCTGACCAGCTGTCGGAGCCGTGACGACTGCCTTTTGAGGCATGCGCGTCATCATTGTCCAAAGCAAAATCCATGAGCAGCACGTCGATTTGCCAATGCCATGCCCTGCCCGGACGCTGATGCGCCGTTCCCCGGCGGCCACAGCATTCATCAGATCACATTGCCAAGGCATCGGCTCTGCATTTAGCACTACGCGGACAAACGCTACCGGGTTGTTCCTATACGCCTCAACGAATGTGGCGTATGCCTCGGATATATCCACTAATCCGTCCTTGCAAATTCCTTGTGATGCTTTTGCTGAGCCTCGTATTCGAGAAGCAGATCTATCAGCTGCTGCTCGTCTTCTGAGAACTCATCCGGCGGATCGCCGCACCAATTAAAATCAATATACCGCTTAGCGGTAAGTTGACCCCCGTTGAGGAGCAACCGATTTAACGCGGGATTTCGCCCACGCAGGATTTCCAATTCCTCCAGCAGCTCGGAGGACGGCGTCTCTTGCCTCGTCGAGGGTGAGTGTTCCTGCATCTTTAGCTCTCCAGATTTCGTCTATTTTAGCACTCTCTGGACTGCGCTTAAAGGTGTCAGTGAACAACTCTCTTACAGGCTCCCACCCGACCGATTGGCCGGCTCTGGGGATCAGGCCGACGTCGTCGGCGAACCGGCGCGTCGCCTCGGCATTGAGGCCATAGGTGCCATTGAGGCCGGTGATGGCGGAAGATTTAGCCGGGCGCCAATCAGCCGGCTGATCTTTTTTGGCTAACCCAGGCCCGAAATTATGTGAAACAGCCGCAGATTTACCTGACAACGGGCGCAGCTGAGCAGCAGCGACCTGGTGGGTGTCAGCCGTCACATCGCCAAACCGGGTGTCGTTAGGCACCTCGATGTTATTGTAGAAGCTGGGAACCTTGTGCGTTCCACCCAGGAGACCCTGGATCTCGGCGTTGGTGCCATTGCCCGTCAGAGCCTGCACAGCTTTCGAGATCTCGTTGATCGACCCCCAGGCCATGTTGCGGGTGTTGCCCTTGCCCGTTCTGACGAAATCCCCGAACTCGCCCTCCGGCGTGATCGAGCGATATGCCTTCGGATTATGGGCCTCGTCATAAAGCCGGATCCAAAGCGCCTGGGCGTCAGGATCATTTAGCTGTGAAAATGATTTGCCCTGGATCGCGCGGTAAAGATCCATAACGTCTTGGTTGGACGTGATGAAATTGGGCGACTTTTTAGAATGCGGGCGGTTGGCGAAAGCAACCATCTCCGGCGTCATCGCCACGCTAGACGTCGGGCCAAATATAATATCGCCGGCGCGCTCTGCGAGGGAGGCGTTCTGGAACCAATCTTTTTGCGGACTTAGTGCGGCAATGCCGGCAGAGACTTGAGGTCTCGCCACGCCCCAGCGGTTCGCCAAGGCATCCGATACCTCATGCGCGCCGTCATACCAAAGCGGAGAACGCTTGCGCATAATTTCCGGCGTGTTCCGGTATAGGTAGTTCATATTGCCGCGAGCTTGTTCGACATAGCCCTCGGCGGCGTCGGCAGGCGACATATCACGCAAATGCGCGAACCCAGGATAATCCGCCAGGAGGCTCGCGTTGTGCGCAGCGTTAGCGT